TCCTATACCGTTTACCTCATTAATTATTAAAAATATTTTATCAATAACTTTACTATCTTTTTCATATAGTTTTTCAATATCTTCATCAGATAGTTTTGGCTCTGATACACAAACTTTTAAAAGTTCTTTTTGGTAATCAAACGCGTCAGTTTCGCCGTCCTCTAATTTACGACCTAACTCAACTTGCATAGCTTTAGTTATGCCTTGCACTAAGATTGTGCAATTCCACTCTTCTATTTTAATTTCTTTTTGTGGTACATTAGGCAATTGCTCAATGTCCTCAATTTTCAATCTTTTCATATTACTCCTTTATTATGAAATATTAGTGAGTAGCTCTTGTTACTGCTCCTGTAACTTGTAAGTCTGCTGAATATCCAACGACATCTCCTACTGGACTTGACTTAGCATAATTTGTCATTATTGCCTCGCCTGTGTACTTTATTGCACCTGCACCAGTTCCTTCGGGACTGTATTCAAATGATAAAGTATCACTTTGGCCTACAACTGCACCGAAAATAGCGTCAGCAGTTGCGTCCCATAGTCCTGATAAAGAGATAGTTGCGTCTTTTAGTCCAACAATATAGGTTTTATTACTAGCCCCTAAAGTTGTTGTTTCAGCAACATCTGCGGTCTGTGGAAAATCAACATTATTTACATATGAACTGATATCGGTAAGTGATCCACCTGAATTGTCAAGTTTAAAAACCGAATCTGATCCGTGTACAAATGCCATATTTCTCCTTAATTATTTCTTCCAAAACCTACTATAGCATTTATAGTAGGTGTAGAGCTACCACCAATCGTATTATATACTCTTACATAACGATTAATTATAGTTCCTTTTGCGACTGTTTTAATTTCGCTTGTTACTGCAGTTGCTTGAGTAAATGTAATTAAATCTGCCCATGTACTGTTATCAGCACTATGTTGGATTTTTACATCTCCAGTTGGACTTGTCCCACTAACCGAAGTAACAATTAAAAAAGCACCTGCACCATTTGAAGTGCTTGCTGTATTATCATCTGCACTACCTTGTGCTCCTGTGGTAGTAAAAGCAGAGTTCGTTAAAACTTTACCGCTATATAATCCGTCATCTGGTTGAAAATCTATTGAGGTAGCCACAACATCTCCAACAGGGCTTGATACTGCATAATTATTAATATTACCTTTACCAAATGTATTCCTATCACCTGTTGCAACTCCATTTTCGCCAATAACTAAATCTAAATCAGCTCCACCTAATAACGGTTGTAAAACTGCGTCTGAGGTAGCGTCAAATAATCCAGTTAAACTAACTGTTCCGTCTTTTTCGCCACTTATATATGTTTTAGATCCATTACCAAACGTCGTTGTTTCGGCTACGTCAGCAGTCCTTGTTGTGTCTGCGTTATTAAAATATGTTGAATAATTGTTTTCATTTACATAAATAACAATATCTTTACCATGAACAAATGCCATTATCTTGTACCTCTCCTGCGTCTGCGTCTACCAGTACTACTTGTACCACGCCTACTACCGCTCCTGCCATAACTCCCTTTTTTCATTCTTCTTCCTGTGTTATAGCTTTTTTAATTTCCTCTTTAATAAATTTTTCCTTACTAAATGCTTTAGTTATTACACCTTGTTCAAGTAACCATTTTTTACTTTTTTTAGGTACTTTTTCTTCTGGTATTAATGAACCTGCTTCAAAGTATTCCTCTTTTATTTGTATTCCAACTTTTACTTCATACATTATGCTATTACCTCAACTGTAAACTCTACACCTAAATAATCGGTGTTATTAACATTATACACGCCGTAGTTGTCTGCCTCAATAACCCTAACTGAACTAGCAACCCCACCCAAAGTTAAGTCACTTTCACATTGTTGTTTTATGCTACTGGCCCCTGAGCTTGCCAAATAACTATCTAAAGTGTCTTGGCTATCTTGTGCGTCAACACGGCTTACATATAGGTAAATCGGTATCTCGTAGGTGTCAGCACCTCTCTGCATGGTAGAGTCATAGTTAACATTATCAACTACGCCAATAACTGCTGTTGGTGGTTCAATGCTATCTGGAACATAACTATAAACACTTAATGAAGTAATATTTGCTAAATTTGTAGCTAAACCTGTTCTAATGCTTGTTAATGTGGCCATTATATTTTTCCTTTTTTACTTTTCTTAAAAGCAGTTTCGATTCGTTTACTTGCTACTAACAATAATGCGTCTTTTGTATCTTGGCTATTATCATAAGCTATTTTTAAGAAAGGTACTATTGGAGTTCCATTTTTACTTATTCCTACTGCAACAGCATAAGCTAATTTTGGATCCCCTAGTTTTCTGCCTGCCCAACCTGTTAATGCTTTAACTGGTGGAAAGTGTGGCTTAGTCCTGCTCCATTTTGGTGTTTCATTATAAGCACCTTGAAATGCCTTTTTAGTATCTCCATGTACATAACTAGCGTGTTTTGCAGTTGCCATAATTTTAACACCTTTAGGTAATGCTCCTGTTTGTGCAGTTCTCCTTGTGTATTTAATACTTTTTTTTAGCGTACCTGTATCGTCTTTGTCATATTGTACAAGTACATTTTTGGCCTCTTTTTTAATTTCAGCACCATATTCGTTATAAAATTTCCTTATAGGTGTATAAGCGATACCACCTAATGCAATTCTTTTTTTTAACTCTTTAAGGCCTTTTACTTCAATACTGGCGTCTGATTTTGCCATTATAGAGTTCTCTTTATATAACCTTTTACGAGTTTCATTGCGTCGGGATCGAATTTTTGAAACAACTCTATTTGTCCTGTTTGGTCTGAACCATAAACAGTAAAAGGACTATCTTTACGTTTCCATAATCTAGTTGCTTGTAATAAACACGCTTGTTTTATTGCAGGTGGAACTATATCATAGCCCCAAAAAGCGTCCACTTTAATATTTTTAACTATTGTTGGTTCAAATCTTTGGCCAGTTCTTTTTGTTAAAATAACTATTTCATCAAAAGGTTCATAATATGTAGTACCACCTTCTTCGCCTATTTGATTTGGATTCAAAGGCTTTAAATAATAATCAGTGTTTAAAGTTAATGTTGTATCATGTGTACCGTCATCAGTTGTATCTAATTTAACAACTAATGATGTTGTTGTTGCAATATCAGGTACTATTTGTTCAACTAAATTATTTGGCGTAAAATATTTGCTAACAACACCTGTTTTATAAAAAAACCTATTACAAATTCTATCTATTTGTCTTGACGCTGCATTTATAGCATTATCAATGTTATCGTCTTGTGCCGTACCTGTAAGACCAACATATGCCTTTAGGTCGTCTTTATCGCAATATTGGTCGTGTGCCATTAGTCCTACTTAGCTTTGTTTTCAGTAGGTGCTTTTGCTTTAGTTGTTAAGCCCCATTCCTTAGCTTGTAAATCAGATACTTCCATACCTTTACGGCCTAAAAGTTTTCCTTTTTTCCAATCTTTAGGTAGCCCATTATCAGATTGCTTGACTTGTCCATCTTCGTTTTGCCAAGTATCTTTTTTTAAAATATGTGCCATGTTTTCCTTTCTTAAATGGTCCTCGTCCAGATTAGTTGCCCAGTCTGAACGAGTAACCATAAATATCTAAGTTACCTTAGAAGTTTGTAATTGAACAGAAAGCTGCTGGTCGATAGATTGGGAGTCCCATTCTAACGGAAGCTTTCATAACTACGATATCTTTTACGAAGTTTGCGTCATGGCTATCAGACATTGAAACTTCCATACCTTGTCTTGCGACGATATGAATAGCTTGTCCTCCACCAAAAACACCAACTAATGCTGTTCCTGCTGAGCCGATTTCAGTTGTAGGAATTACTGGCAAGCCCCAAAGGGTTGCAGCAACACCGCTACCGAAGTTACCTGCACCTACAAATAATGGATTCAATGCTCCACTTGTAGTTACTGCATTTACTTCTGTAACAACTTGATACCAGTCGCTAGGGTGCATAAGAATAGCGTCAGGTTGCATAAAGGAATCTTTTTGGATTTCTGTTATGGCTTCAAATACCTGGCCAATTCTTTTTAGGTTGCCTGTATAAGCAGAGTAGTCAAATGTATTGATTCCTGCTTTATTCAAAATACCTGTTAAGTTTGAACCTGAACCTGATCCACTTAAGATTTGGTCACTAACGTTTTGTTGTACCATGAATCGTAGTCTTGAATCAATATAACCTTGTGCAGCTGACATATCAGCTAAAAGTTCCTCTGTCATTGGTATGAATGAACCGAGTTTTCTAACGTTTTCAGTTCTTTCAGTAAATGCCAAAGTATCTTCCGCATATGTTCCTGCTTCAGCAATTGCTCCACCTGCGTTTGTAAAAGTAGTTTCTTCAAGATACTTGTATTGATAT